CGTGCATCTCTGCGAAATTAGAAAACTCAGTTTTATTTTGTTATTTATTTGAAAAGGAAAAAATGACTGCGGGCAGACCACCGAAACCAAACGAAATTAAAAGAGCAACTGGCAACCCAGGCCAGCGCCCTTTGCCTGCGTTGGCCAGCGTGACGCCGCTTGCGATGGCACGCGAAGTGCCAGCAACTCCTGCGTATCTGCAAGCAGAAGGCGCAAAGTTATGGCAACGCGCTTGGGCCTATGCAATTACTTGGCTATCACCTGATTCAGATATGCAAGCAGTTGAAGCTGCGTGTCGATTAGCTGATGCAAATGTGGCAGCGCAGAATAAATTTATGGCAACACTTGAGGCAGCCGATGCCCGCGCATTTACTGCTGTGAACAAAGCCTTTCGCGAATCTTTGGCAGCTCTTGGTTTTGATCCGACATCACGTTCTAGGTTAGGGGTAGCCGAAGTGCAAAAGGCTTCAGCTCTTGACCAACTTATAGCCAGACGAAATCAACGGTGAGCTAGTGAAAGCCATTGGGGGATGGCCACCAAGGTATCTATCTAAGGTGTCGCCTACTGATTACAGTAAGTCACGCGGTAATCAAATTATTGATTTTGCTGAAACACTTTGTAAGATTACAAAAGACTCAGTAGCAGGTAATGCAGGCCAGCCTTTAATCTTTCGTGATTGGCAGAAGGAACTTACACGCAACCTCTTTGCTGTAAATGCAAAAGGAATACTTAAACACAAGATTGCTCTTATCGGCCTACCGCGTAAGCAAGGCAAGTCGGCTTGGCTTTCATCCCTAGCCCTTGAGCATCTAGTTCTAGGTCCTAGTGGCGGTGAGATTTACTCTTGCGCTGCTGACCGCGATCAGGCCAAGATTGTATTTGGCACTGCCAAAGAGATGATTCGCCTAGAGAGCGAATTACAGTTCTTGGATGTTTACCGCGATGCGATTTACAACCCAAAGAATGGCACAACTTATCGGGCGCTATCGGCAGAGGCATTTACCAAAGAAGGTCTATCGCCAACCTTTGTAGCCTTTGATGAGCTACACGCACAACCTAATCGCGAACTCTTTGATGTAATGTCACTGGCAATGGGCGCAAGACAGAACCCAATGCTGGTAGCAATTACCACAGCAGGTGTTAAGACAGAATCATCAGGCAAAGATTCTTTATGTTATGACCTTTACAATTATGGCAAACGAATTGTAAGTGGCGAAGTTAAAGACCCTTCGTTCTTCTTTGCTTGGTATGAAGGCGATGAATCAATTGATTATCGAACTGAGAAATCGTGGAAAATTGCTAACCCAGGATACGGCGACATTTGCGCCGCCGATGACTTTGCCAGTGCGGTATTGAGAACTCCAGAAGCAGAATTCAAAACTAAACGATTGAACATCTGGACATCTACTCAAACCGCCTGGCTCCCCGCCGGCACTTGGGAAGCCTTAGAAGATAAGACCCGCGAGCCAGAGCCAGGTGAGGATGTAATCCTTGCATTCGATGGCGCCTTCTCTAATGACTCAACAGCTTTAGTTGCTTGGCTACTTGGCGGCGACAAACCGCATTTGATGGTTGTCGGATTATGGGAAAGGCCAGTTGATGCAGACAACACTTGGCACGTGCCAGTTGCCGAAGTCGAGCAAACAATTATCAACACTGCACGTGATAGCAGGTTTAGTGTGCGTGAAATTGTTTTCGACCCTGCCCGTTGGCAGCGAACCTTTATGGTCCTCGACGAACAAGGATTGCCGGTAGTTTCATATCCCAACTCTGCCGAGCGTATGGTTCCAGCAACACAGAAGTTTTATGAAGCAGTTGTCAATGAATCATTTACGCACGATGGCGATGAACGCCTTGCCCGCCATATCAACAACTGCGTCACTAAGCAATCAAGTCGCGGTGTAATGGTTAGCAAATCAAATAGCAAGCGCAAGATTGACGCAGCCGTTGCCAGCATCTTTGGCTATGACCGCGCTACTAGCGCCCCTGAAGCAAAGGCGCCAGTTCCAAAATTCTTTTCACTAAACCTGTAAGGAGTAACAATGAAGAAAATAGATTGGGCAATCGCCGCTGAAGTTCTTGGCGTTGCGCTCTTTACCGTCGGGGTTGCAATGATTTTCTTGCCATTAGCGTTAATTGCTCTTGGCGGATTCCTAGTCTGGGCAACGGAGAAGTAATGACTGCTGGTTTATACAACTTCACAATTGATCAAGGTTCTAATTGGAATCTTAATGTGATTTACAAAGACTCTGCTGGCGTTGTAATCAATTTGACTGCCTACACAGCAGCGATGCAACTGCGTCAAAATTACAATTCTGATACTGCCGAACTTACCCTTGACACTAGCAATGGCGGTATTGTTATTACAGGCGCTCAAGGTAAATTAGTCTTAAGTGCAACTGCTGCACAAACATCAGCTTTAGATGCTGGCTATTATGTTTACGATTTAGAGATTGCTTCAGGCGGGGTTGTCACAAGAATCCTTCAAGGCCAAATCACAGTTGCAGGCGAGGTAACACGTGTCTAATACAGTTGTCGTTAACGAGAATACAAATACCGTCGTTGTAAGCGATGTCGGTGTTGCTGGCCCCGTCGGTCCAACAGGTGCCACAGGTCCTGCTGGTGCGACAGGACCTATCGGTGTTACAGGTCCAGTTGGAGCAACAGGTGCTACAGGTATTCAAGGTTTAACAGGCCCAACAGGTTCCACAGGTCCTATCGGTGTTACAGGTCCAGTTGGAGCAACAGGTGCCACTGGTTCAACAGGACCAATTGGTGTTACAGGTCCAGTTGGTGCAACTGGTGCAACAGGTCCTATTGGTGCAACAGGTTCAACAGGCCCACAAGGCATTCAAGGAATTCAAGGAATTCAAGGTGTTGAAGGACCGACAGGTGCAACTGGTCCTCAAGGAGATGCAGGTGCAACAGGTCCTCAAGGTGATATTGGTGCAACTGGTGTAGTAGGTCCGACAGGTGCCACAGGCCCAATAGGTGTTACTGGCCCAGTTGGAGCAACGGGCGCCACAGGCGTTGTCGGCCCAACAGGTGATACAGGCCCAACAGGATCGATAGGTTCAACAGGACCCACAGGTGCAACTGGTGCTGATTCAACAGTTCCAGGACCGACAGGAGCCACTGGCCCTATTGGTGCAACTGGTGCAACAGGTCCAATTGGTGCTACTGGTGTTACAGGTCCAACTGGAGCAACAGGTGCAACTGGTTCTGCTGGTGCAAATGGCGGTTCTACAAGTTTATTTGATTACAGTGCAGATACATCATCAACTTCAGGTGATCCTGGCGCTGGCGATATTCGTTGGAACAATGCAACACAAATTAACGCTACAACATTATTGATTGACCACTTAGATGTTGATGGTAATGACATTGATGTATTTATTGCGTTATTAAAAATAGACGATTTCATAATTATTCAAGACAGAGATGTTCACACTAATTTTCAGAAGTTCAAAGTTACTGCCGCAGCAACTATCCTTGGCGGTTATAGCACCGTTCCAGTTACTTTAGATTCTTCAGGTGGCACTGGCACAACTAACTTCAGTAACTTCCAATCTCTTGCATTATTGCTAATCAATGTCGGCCTAACAGGCGCAACAGGTCCTACCGGACCAGTTGGTGCCACAGGCGCTATCGGGCCAACGGGCGAAACAGGTCCGACTGGACCTATTGGTGCCACAGGCCCAGAAGGTCCTGCATCAACAGTGCCTGGTCCAACTGGCGTTACAGGTGCAACTGGCTCTGCTGGCGCAACTGGAGCAAGTGGTCCTATCGGTGCTACAGGCGCTACTGGACCAGCAGGTGCTACTGGTGATACTGGACCAACAGGCGTCGGTGCAACTGGAGCTACTGGACCGCAAGGAATTGAAGGCCCAACAGGTGCTACAGGTCCACAAGGTTCTGTCGGCGCGACTGGTGCCACTGGCCCACAAGGATCACAAGGAATTCAAGGCGAAACAGGAGCAACTGGCCCTGTAGGTGCAACTGGACCTAGTGGAGCTGCTGGCGCTGTAGGTGCAACTGGACCTAGTGGAGCTGCTGGCGCTATCGGTGCGACAGGCCCCGAAGGTGTAACAGGACCGACAGGTGCAACTGGAGCATCGGGCGCAGCAGGTGCAGTTGGAGCAACTGGCTCAACTGGCGCAACAGGGCCAACAGGAATTGAAGGCGCAACAGGGCCAACAGGAGCGCAAGGAAATGTTGGCGCAACTGGAGCTACTGGATCACAAGGCATTCAAGGAATCCAAGGCGAAACAGGTGCAACAGGACCAGTTGGAGCAACAGGGCCTAGCGGCGCAGTTGGTGCCACAGGGCCTAGCGGTGCTGCTGGCGCTGTAGGTGCAACTGGCGCAACTGGACCTAGCGGTGCAGCAGGCGCTGTAGGTGCTACAGGACCAACTGGAGTTGAAGGACCGACAGGCGCAACAGGGCCTGCTGGTGCAACTGGACCGACTGGAGTTACAGGCGCGACAGGTGCGACGGGTGGCACTGGACCTGCTGGTGCAAGCGGGTCAGATGCAAATGCTTTACCAGGAATACTAATGTTAGGTGGAATGTAAATGGCAACAACTTACAAAGTACTAGGACAATCTGCGCCAGCGGCGGCAACGGCAACTGATGTTTATACAGTTCCCTCTGTCACTGAAGCAGTCATTTCAACAATAAATGCAGTGAACACTCACGCAAGCAATGCAGATACAATTAGAGTTGCGGTGCGCCCAAATGGAGCCTCATTAGCAAATCAACATTACATTATTTACAATTTAAGTCTAGCAGCAGGAGCAACATTTACATACACTGGTGGCGTCACAGTTGATGCTGCCGATGTTGTAACCATCTATTCGACGAACGGCACGACTTCGTTCTCAGTATTCGGAAGCGAGATAGCATAATGTCAGTTGGAATTACACCAAATCCAAACACAGTAGGTCCTACAGGCCCTTCAGGTCCTTCAGGTTCAACAGGGTCAACAGGTCCTGCTGGTGGTGGCATTGCAGCAATCAATGCCCAAACTGGCACTACATACACACTTGTCGCTGGTGACCTTAATGACCTTGTTACCTTAAACAACGCTTCACCAATTACTTTGACAGTTCCACCATCTGTGTATAGCGCAAATGATGTTATTAACATTGCTCAGATTGGTGCAGGTCAAGTGACTTTTGCACAGGGTGCTGGAGTTACTATTAACTCTACTGGCGCTACCGCAACTGCTCCTAAGTGTCGCGCTCGATACTCAGCAGCATCTGTTATCTGTACTGCATCAAATACATTCTTAGTCGTGGGAGATATTGCATAATGCCTATTCTTGGAATTATTGCTTCCTCTAAATTAGGCGTGGAAGTTGCTAAAGCAACAGGTGGAACAATTACAAGCGATAGCACTCACTTTTATCACACTTTTACTACCAGTGGAACTTTTACACCTTTACAAAGTTTAACTATTGATGCTTTAGTTATAGCAGGCGGCGGTGGTGGAGGTTACCGCGTAGGTGGTGGTGGCGGTGCTGGCGGTTTACAATTATTTGGTTCACAAAGTGTTACTGCTCAAGGATACACAATTACAGTAGGCGGTGGTGGCGCAGGTGGAACAGTAGGTG